CCTACCGAAGCGAAGGTGCAAAAAGCAAACGCTTGGTGGGGACGTAATGAACGTTTTCTTGAGGCTGAACCTAACAGTCCCGCTGATGTTGCCGCTAACCTCTGGGGCGGTGCTGCTGGACGCGATTGGTTCCGCGCTCTGTACGCTCAGATTGAGCGTGAGGAAGGGGAAGAAGAAGAATCCCCTGATGACAAGATTTCTGCCGATGGCAACAACGCTATCAGCGAAAATGGCAAAGCTTCTTTGCCGCAACCTACACAACAACCCGACACAAATATGTCCGATAGCACTACTGTGACGGCTGCGGCTGCTCCTGCCGCTTCCGTTGATCTCGCCACCATCATGGCTAAGCTCTCCGCTTTGGAAGCTTCCATGAAGTCTCCCGCCGCTGCTCCCGCTCCCGAGCCGGTGCGACCCGTTATTGAGAACCTCGGCAACCCGCTGCTGGAGCAGCACAAGAAGATGAAGGCTGGTGCTGACCGCCGTCGCTTCTTGATCGAGAATCATTCTGAGTTGCTCCGTCAGAGCAATCTGATCGCTCCCCAGAACGGCAACACCTTTGCCGCTGGTCTGGTCGTCGATTATCTCGCTGATGCTGTCATCACTGAGATGGGGACCAAGTTGGCGATGGTTGGCAACTTCACTCGCAACGTTGGTCTGGATAACTTGCGCCCGAAAGCCACCGTTCAGGTCAAGAAGTTCGTTCAAGCTGGTTCTTCTGCTACGGTCGATAACGCGACCAACTTTGAGACCAGCAACGATAGTGAGCTTGCTGCCACTGCCGTCACTGTTAACCAGATCAGCAAGCTGTTCACCGTCACTCAAGCTGAACTTAATCAGGGGTTTGCGCTCGCTGATCTCGCTGCCGGTTCCGCTGATGTCTTTGCTCTCGGTATCTCTAAGAAGATTACCGCTGTGATGACCTCTGCCAACTACGGTGCGGGAACTACGATTGGCACTGCTGCCAACTTCGACACTAGCGACCTCCCTGCTATCTTGGCTCTCGCTAAGAACTATCGCCAGAAGCTCTTGTTGTTGGATGGTGGACATCTGGCTCGTCTCCAGTTCTCCGCTGCCGCGAACACATTCCCTGATGCTCGCTATGGTCCGCTGAACAACGGTCTGTTTGGCTTTGAAGGCATCTTTGAGCAGAACGACTGGACTGGCGCGATTGCTAACACCGCTGGCTTCGTTTGTGGGCGTGATGCTATCGCTATCGCTTCCGGTCTGCCGGTTGGAATGATCGCTGGCGAGTTTGTCGAGCAGCGCACTGTTGAGAGCCAGAACGGTCTCTCGGTCTTGCTGTCCGTCTGGTACAGCCGCGCTACCCGTAGCCACATGGCTTCTTACGACATCATGTTTGGTGTTGCGGCTGGCGATAAGACGCAAGCCGAAGTTCTGATCACCGCTTAATCCTAAAGGATATGCGTATCGCAACCACCATAGCAGTGGACAAGACTGGCAAGACTAAGCTGGTATCTGGTCCCGAAATTGATGCGGCTCTCCAACGCACTAATTTCAACACTGCTTCTGTTCCTGAGGGAGGCAAACTCGTACTGTGGATACAGGGAGCTTTAGCACCGAAAGTTCGCAAAGGTTAACCTAATATTGGGGAGGTTGCTGGAAAGTTCCGGTGACCTCCCCTCTAACCGAAAAACAAAATGGCCGTTCAAACCGATATTGCAACGCAGGATTCGATGGGTCATCAGGGTTTCACTCTGGTCACTGGCACCTCCGCTCAGACGAGCGGATACATCGCAATCCAGACCATGACCGCGACCGTGATCTCGTCCATTGCTGGCACTGGTATCACCGGCACTTGGAGCGGAACCACCATTCCCGCTGGCATCACCATCGTGGGTAAGATCTCCAGCTTTACGCTGACCTCTGGTGCGGTCATCGCCTATTTCGCCCGAGCCACCACCTGATGACACTCGCGCTGTCACTGCAACTATCCACGTCGGATGATGCGATTGAGGTCGCATATCCTGCGATGGACCGTTGGCTGATGCAGGAGGACGGCACGTCATTCGTTCTCCAAGAGGACGGCACTTCCAAAATCGTTTTCTCACTCTCCACCGACTAACTTCCTGACCTATGGCAGACTCTAAGATTACAGCCCTGACGAGCATCGGAACTAGCACCGATCCGGTGCTTGACCAAATGGTTATCGTCGATGTTTCCGATGGCTCAATGGCCGCGACCGGAACGACGAAAAAGGTCAGCCTAAATCAGCTTCTCGCTACGTCTCCCACCGCCACCCTCGCCTCCGCCACCATCACCGGCGCACTGACGGCTGCTCGTTTGATTGTTACTGGTGGAACGATTCCCACCAATGGTCTGTGGTTGCCGACGACCAACACGTTGGAGTTTGCTGCGAACAGTCTGGCACAATACCGCATTGCACCGCTCGGCGTGTTCTCGTGGTACGACGGCGCAGGCGGCACTCGGATGACCCTGAATGCCACCGGACTTGGGGTGGGGGTTACGCCGAGTGCGAAGCTGCACGTTGAAGGCACTGGACCGCAGGCTCGCTTCTCTGTTGCTTCCGCTTCAGATGCTCGACATGAGTATTACCGAAACGGGGTTCGTGAGGGTCTGCTGTTTTGGTCCGCAAATGTAATCGGACTGTACGCAACTGAGGCATCCGGAGAACTTGTGCTTGCATCTGCAAACACGATTCGTGTGCGAATCAACTCTGCTGGCGACACGATTTCCAACGTCACCAGCACCGCTCCTACGCTGGCAACCAACAGCCAGATGGTCTTCAATCTGACCAGCAACACCAACCTCCGAATCTCGGTTCGTGGAACTGACGGTGTTACCCGCACTGCCAACCTAACCCTCGCCTAATTTTATGACCATCATCTGGCTCATCGAACGCCTTCTCACCAAGCCGGTTGAAGGCTCCAACACCGATGTCGTAATCACCGCCGACTGGCGGTGCAACGGCACCGTTCAATCGCCCACTGAAGCCTACAGCGGCACCTGCTACGGCTCCTCGTCGTTTCCGGCTCCCACCGGATCGTTCACTCCGTATGCCGATCTGACCGAGCAGCAGGTGCTGGACTGGTGCTACGCAAACGGAGTCGATCAAGCGGCCATCGAAGCGAACGTCACCGCGCAGATCCAGAACCAGATCAACCCGCCCGTGGTGAGTCTGCCGCTGCCGTGGGTGCCTCCGGTTGTTGACGTTGTGGCTCCGGTCGTTGAAGCTGTGGTCGCCTAATATGGAAATCACAGTCAAGCTCACTCAAGAACAAGCCAACGGACTCCTGCAACTCATTGATATCGCGGTGAAAGCTGGTGGCCTCCAAAACGCCAAAGTTGCTTTGCCGCTTGTTGATCTCATCGTCGCAGCCGCTCAACCTAAATCCGAGTAATGCAAACTGACACCAACAATAGCAGCGGAGTAGGGATATCTCTTGCAACTGCTGCTGCTGCTGGTGCGGTCTCTCTACTTCCACAGCTAACACAGTGGTTTCAATTCGGAGCCGCTGTGTTGGCTTTTATCGCTGCCGCAATTGGACTCTGGAAAGCTCTCAAGAAATGAACTGGAAAACTACTCTCGCTGGCGTTGGTGCAATTATGGTTGCCGTTGGTGGAGCCATCAAAGCTCTCTTTGACGGTGACCCGACGACTAACATTGATCTCGCTGCTACCATTGCCGCCGTGACCGTTGGCTTTGGTCTGATTGCCGCGAAGGACGCAGACAAGAAGAAGTCCGAGTGAACATCATTGAGCAGATCGTCACCGCTGTTCTCAAGTGGCTGACTGGTCTCGCTAAAACCCCTCCCACCGTTGAAGATGCAAAACCAGACAAAGAGCTTAAAGCTAAGTTGCTGGATCGCATTGACCGCTCTGGTGGGTAGCTGTGGCTGTGAGACTCGCGTTGTCATGGTCCCCAACGGTGAGCCGGTGAGGCTCGCTGAGAGCGTTAAAGCGCGAGTGTGGGTCAAAGGTGCGGATGGCACTCCGGTGCGCTCTAGCAACCGTATAACACTTGCAGAAGGTTGGTACGCATTGCCGAAAGACTGATATGTCACAACAAGTTATCAACGTCGGATCAACCGCAAACGACAACAACGGAGACACGTTGCGCGGATCGTGGATCAAAGCCAACGCCAACTTTGATGAGATTTACGCCGCTCTACCGCTGACTGCTCCCACAACGTGGGTTCCTACTCTGACGGACTCCGGTGGTGGTCGCACGTTCGATTTTACGGTCAACACCGCTCGACGGACTGCAATTGGTTTTATTGGGACCTTTACCGTTGATCTGACAATCAATTCGGTGACTGGAAGCGCGACCGGAAACCTCCGATTGGGATTGCCGGATGCGGTTACCTACAACGCTGCTCTCTCGGTCTGGTTGGACAACGCAACCAATCAAGCCAAAACCTCTGTGATCGGTCTTGCGGTTGGTGGGACTCAGTACGCTGAGTTAAGCCACTACGAAAACGGAGATACCTCCAGCATGGCTTCACATCTTCAAGCTACTTCACGATTGGTCGTCTCCGGTGTTTACTTCACAGCGTGAACCTAATCGCCACCAGTCTCCAGTTGGGGATGTCTGTGCTTCAGAGCGCGATGGGGAATCCGTCGTTTCTTTGGCAGGGAGTGCTGGTGCGTTGCCTTCCGGCTGCAATCACTGACGCTAACTCGGTAATCTCTGGTGGGTTCCAAGATAACGTTCAAGTCCGATTGCTGGTTAAGCTTGCAGATTGGCGATTGGCTGACTCGACTCTTGTAACCGTTGATGCTTCTGTGTGGTCTTGTGATGTCGGCTCAAACGCTGACCGGCTCTTGCAGGAGAACGGGAGCTTGATCCTTCAAGAGAACACTGACCGCTTGCTGCTGACGTTTGGGAAGATGATTCCGGTGGTAGGCCGATTGGTCACCTACGACGGACGACAACTGCGGATTATGTCCGCTCGACGGGATGGGTCCGGTGCGTATTACGTTTTAGACTTGGGAGCCAAAACCAAATGACTCCCACCGTCGTCGTCGATACAACCCGCTTTTCCGCTGCTTGGAGAGAGTACCTCCCGAGAACCAAGAGGTCGCTGGCTGAAGCAATCAACGCTCGCACGTTTTATCTGTTGTTGCGGCTGTATTGCTTGCTCCCGCCAAAGTCACCGCAAGCCGCAAGAAACAAGATCTTGGATTACTTCAACCGTCCGGTTGGAGAGCGTAGGCGCGACAAGAAGACCGGCAAGCTGGTTGGTCGCTCGCGTGAATTGCGAGTCGTTCACTTGATCGCTCAAGCCAAGAACAAGAAAGCCGGTAAGGAAGGTCTTTACGGTGAGAAGATGCGGGAGGCCGCAGCAAGCTTGCGTCGTCGCGCTGCTGGTTCCGTTGGTTACCTTAAGTCCTGCGTCGTCAAAGGCATCAAGAAGCTCTCTCCGTCGTTTACGCAGTTTGGAGGCACTCGACGCGCTCGCAAAGGTTCCGCTGGTGTTCGATCAATTGCTGCCAACCAAGCGTTGCTGAATCTGGCTAACCAATACGGTCTTCCA